TTGAGTAAGCAAGTCATTAGACAGTCTGAAATCAACAGTCGCAGGAGATATATTGCCTTATTGGCCTCCAGATTGGAAACCTTTACCCATAAGGGTTTCAAAGTGCTTGTGGACACAGAAGATGATAAAATCATCAGTGCCCACTACGTTGGATCCGATACCGATCCTAAAGCCATCCCGGCGGAGCTGGTGGATGGCCTGCAGGACGTTGCTATCAAGATCCCCGTTGAAACCACTTCCCTTCAAATGAAGGAAATGGCTCTTCGCGGAAACGAATTCTATCCTGTTATAGGAGATTGCAATAAAACCACTCGCGTGGGCGTCTTATCGATTAGAGACGAGCACGATAAGATAGTGGGTATGGCATCCCGTATAACAGTCCGTGGCAAATCTTGCCTCTATACTGCACATCATGTGTGGGGAGAGGTTCACAAGAATGCACACAAAGGATGGGTGATTGAACATAATGGCTACTCCCTTAGGATCAACACGATCGCAAAATGGAGTCCCGTCATTTGGTCTCACACTGATGCATTAGATACCGTTACGTTATGCCCCCCTGAAGCATTTTGGGCTACTTTACAGGTTAAAGCCTTAAAGACGAAAGTTTTCCAGGACGCTAGCAACGTTCAACTTTTCGGATACACACCATCTGGATTTTCTGCCACACATGGCATTGGATCCCTGGCACCCCACTGGGGTACTATTAGGCACACAGCCAGTACTTTAGATGGGTGGAGTGGTTCTCCGATCATCTCTAATGGATATGTTGTAGGTGTGCATACTGGGCGTCTAGACCACACCCATAATGTAGGATCTCAAGCTTTCTGGGAATTGACTGGAAAGAAGGAGAAAGGCACCAACAACAATTTCTATTATATGGAAAAAGTTGACAAGTTCGGTCCCACACTGCCACATCCATATGATGGAGCAGATGAGGATTGGATGGATCGAGATACACGTTTTGGAGTAGAAGGTTATCAAGAGTTTGATTACTATGATGACGACTACCGATATACGGTTCAATTCTATAAAGGTCATGCTAGACTCAAATATGATCAAATGAGTGAACGAGTCAGAGAACCGACTTATACTCCTGAAGATCAATTTTGGGATTCCTGGGACGATAATGTAATTCGCTACGGAGACATGAGTACAGAATCTGCGAAACCCGAAGTAGTCAAGAGTCAATCTGAACCCACCATTGTAAGTCGAAAGTTCGCTGTGGAGGATTTTCAGAAAGGAGGCCAATTGTGCTCCCAAGTTCCGTGCAAAGAATTCACGACCTTGGGAAGTACATCTGGACCAACGGACCTGTTACAGAAGCAGGAATTGGTCTCCAAGAAGTCGGTTGCTGTGGTTATAAAGGCTTCTCAAAAAGCCAAAAACGCTCCTCGTTCGTTGAAGAAGCTTCAAAGTGGAAGAATACCCTTAACCAGTGGGAGCTTCCTCCAAGAAGTGCAGCTGCAGAGCGAATCTCCCTCTACCTCCAGGCCGGTAGACATCAACGTGTTGATGTTATCGATGTCAAGGAGGCAAGAGAAGATCTACAACGCCATTTGCCACACACGTGTGTTCCAAAGGGCTTTGAGGGAAGATCCGGAGAACGCCCTATCTTTACGACGGAGAGCACTCATGTTCTCGATATCATCACCCACTGCGTCGACGGGAGAGCTAACCCAGGCTTTCCTCTCGTCGCTTTAGGGCGGACAAATGAAGATGTTCTTAGCATTCACCAACCATTGGTGGTGAAAGCAATTTTAGAGCGTCTTCAGTTGCTCTGGGATCTTGATACTAATAAAGATTTCAGCCCAATGGAATTAGTAAATCAGGGAGTGGTGGACCCGTGTAAGGTTTTCGTCAAGAACGAGCCTCACAAAGACACCAAAATTCAAGAGGGCCGGGTGCGCCTTATCTGTTCAGTTTCGCTTATTGATAATATCATAGCTCGCTTACTTTGCGAGTTGCAGAACAAAACGGAAATTGCACACCACACGCGCCTTTCAGTTAAACCGGGACTCGGGCTCCATGATGATGGACTCCGATCTTTAAACAACTACGTAAGTCGAAAGTTCGCTGATGTTGTACCGGCTGAAGGAGATGCGAAAGGCTGGGACTGGTCAGTGCAGTCATGGGATTTTGATATGGATTGTGAACGTAGGGTGGATCTCGCCAGAGGGCGGGGTACAGACTACGAAAGAATCCTTCGAGCCCATTTCTATTGCATGGCCAGGAAGGTGTTCATCTTAGGTGATGGCACAATGCATCAACAGATGCTGCCAGGTATTATGCCATCAGGGTGGTTTAATACGTCCTCTTCAAACAGCAATATACGTGTGATGAATCATCATATTCTAGCACGTAGGCTGGGCTTCACACCAAAAATCATGGCCATGGGCGATGATTCAGTAGAAGCTAATTTCGAGGATGCTGTCATTCATTACGCGTCACTGGGTAAAACCATGGGCATGTTCAATGCGGTCGAAACAACCAATTTTGAATTTTGTTCAACCAGTTTCGACGGCGACCTCGGCTTTCCGGTAAACATCGACAAACAGATATTTAATCTTTTGTCAAACACGTCAGTAACGCAAGTTGAAGCTAAAGCCTTGTGGGATGCTTTCCAACGTGAAATGCGCAACTTACCACACTCCATTCAAATGGAGGTGTTTGAAGTTGTTCATAAATCAGGTTGGACAGAGCATTTCAAGGTAGCGGCTAAACAGGCGTGCTGGCCAATTGGGTCCCCCTATGTAATAGCCCAAAACAGTTTCTGTGCTAACCAAAATGCCAAGAGACTACACGGCGCTTCCAATGAAGGTTGTAGGGTGATGTATAGTCCCGGTTTGTCATTACGGTATCCAATACAAATGACTAGAAAAGGATCAAAGAAAACAGTTGTGGTTATGGCACCACCTAAACAAAAGCCAAAGCGTAAACAAAAGAAGCAGACACCATTTGGCGACGTCGGGTCAAAACTCGGCGGAGCTGTAGGCAGCTTCTTTGGAAGAAGTGGATTAGGGTCCGGCATCGGAAGATGGCTAGGATCCGGAATAGGGTCAATTTTCGGAAGCGGAGATTACCAAGTAGTCGGGGACAAACCTGGCTACAATGTTCTTGCGGGGAGTATACCCCAATTTTCCAGCTCTCGTGCAACAAACATTGTTTGTCACCGAGAGTACATTGGAGATATTACTGGCACTACAGCCTTTAATAACAATCTCTACCCTTTAAATCCAGGTATTGACACGACCTTCCCGTGGCTACAAGGGGTTGCTAGTAACTATCAGCAATACAGAATTCACGGTCTCATGTTTGAGTTCCGACCACTGATTACTGATTTTGTTACTGGTGGCTCACCTGGTGTTGTAATCATGTCTACTAGTTATAACGCCGACTTGCCGAAGTATACTTCAAAGCAAGCGATGGAAAACGCGGAGTTTGCCACAAGCACAAAACCCACTTTGGCTTTACGCCATATGGTAGAGTGTGATCCTGGTCAAACTCCAACTAGTATGGGTTACATCAGAGGGGGTCCTGTTCCAACAGGGCAAGATCTCCGATCATATGATCTCGGTACTTTCCAATTAGCTACCCAAAATAACCCAGTCCAGAATTTGGGCGAGTTGTGGGTGACTTATTGTATTGAGTTCTACAAACCAACTTTGGATATTTCAAACCTGGTAACTGATTCCTTAGGTGCGCACATTGTTCGCACTTCTGTGTCAGCTACCAATCCCGTTGGCTTAATCGGTGCTTTCCAGTCAGGTTCGCTTACAGCGACTTGTACTGGTACAACCATCACGTTAAGTAACGCCTCAGTGGGCGTCACCTATAACATGAATTGGATGTTCTCTTGCACTACAGCAGCCACTAACAATTTGATTATCCCAACTGTCATGGGAGGGAATGCCCTTGGCTGGAATTCTCAGCTTGGAACTGCGGATTCTGCTTCTGGCTTTTCCACAACAGGTACTGCATCGACGTTTTCGTCTGCTAACCTGTTCTTCGTTGCCACTGCTCAAGTAGTGGTTTTAACTTTCCCAGGCGGCGGAACCTTTGGCGCCGGTCCTAATGGCAGTGAATTTGTTATCACAGTCATAGACCCTAGAGTCCAAGGTTAGTTGGCTTAAGGTACACGAAATCGTGGAGTCTCGACCACGTGCCTAGTGAGAATGCTGAGAGTTGCAGCATACTAAATCCAACTTAAGAAGGAAAACTTGACAAACCCCACACGCCTAGCAGAGAGAAATTTTAAGTTGAAAGTTCGCC